CACCAGAACCAACAGGGAAGGAAAGAGTGTTAAGGTTTGTAGTGATGGCAATGGTGCTAGCAGCACTTGGCAAAACACCACCAAACAAGTTATTGGTAGACCAAGAATTACTAATCCCATAGTAAGCAGAAGAACCAGGAGCAGAAACAGTACTAGAAACTTGAGGTTTACAGAGCTCGACATCATAAGACGCCCAAAGCTCTCCAACGACATTATTCTGACCAGTCTGTGCACCAAAAGTGGCAACAGTAAGGGTACACAAGTCAAACAATTTAATGTCACCAGTAACAGCACCAGTTCTAATATATTGCTTAGGAAGAACAGTCTCTGCCGGAGCGCATTCAACAGGAAGAACAGTATTCTGAGAAGGGACAGTATCAACTGACCACATCTCATTCAACAACTGAGTCTTATTAACGAAAATAGGCGCATCAGCACGGTACTGGGCAGCGAGCATAACGCTACCCATGGCCGTATTGGTGCCAGAGACAAGAGCAGTAGCACTTGTAGACTTATATTCGAAGACTAAACCTTTAAAAGAGTATTCCTGAAAATTCTGAGCAACAGCAGACAAATAGGGAAAGGTAGAGGCCAAACCAGGATTAATAGCAAATGGATAAGTGAGGAAATTAGCACCATTCATAGTAATGTCACCGATATACTCTCGGTGCTTAATACGAACGGACTCATTAGAACTATGCATAATCGGGACTTGTGAGGTGGCATTCCAAAGAGAATTGGTCATAGCATAAGAGCCAGATCCAAAAATCTTAGGAAAACCAAAAAAAGATGAAGCAATATTGCCACCCTTAAGGAGCAGACGCCCAAGGTCGGTGACTTCAGAGCCAGGACGGTTGTTCATCTGCTTGAGCATGCGGGTGACAGTTGCAAGCTCATTATTGGAGGAGGTGGAGGCCTTCTTAGGCCTCTTAGATTTAGTTTTTCTTTTGGTGGCATGTATTGGATCCCTCGCCACAAGAGACTGTTCATCGTGGAAAACCAAAATGGACGCCCGTGCAGTCGTTCGACATTCCGCGGTTAAGCTTAGTAATTAAACATGTTTCAGATTGGGCGGTACCACTAAGTGGCCCTACCATGAAAACATATCGAACGGGTACGTAAATATTTACGGGACAGATTGGGCGGTGGTCAATAAAGACTCCTACCATGATCCCAACGTTTTGGGCAATTACAACACACAACCCAATGGTTAGCAACCACCCCACCCTTTATACGTCTGGTGCGACGTTCATGACACTGTTAGAAAGGAAGTGTTAGCCACCTCTCAGCGTTTGGATCGTTAAAACCAGACACCAAGCGTGCGCTATAGACTTTTTCGATACTCAACTGTTCCTCTGGAGAGATACCGAAAGCCCAATAAAAAGATGCCCGTGATTGTTCACTTGGTGTGCCATGCACACGAGAGCAACCACTAGCCATCTTACGGACACCCCATCCCCAAACATTACTAAGGTGATGGGCATTGTGCCCGACGGA